CCGATAAGCTGAGACGGAACGCCAAAGCAAAGCGCAATATCCTTTGCAGTCATGTTGGCTTGGCTATTAAAATCCATATCTCGCGGGGACATTCCCATTTCTTGCCATGAGAAATCACCCTCAAGTAGCATAGGCTTGCCCGCATTGTTCACGCCTTGGAAACGACTATTAAGATCGCTTGATAGCTGCTCTCTCTGCCCGTCTGATAGCATTGTTCGCATTCCCGCATCGTCGGCGGGTTTAAACACTATCGCCCCAGAGGGACGCGCTCCGTTAGCCAGAAGCGCAATATTGTGCTTGGCAATCATGTTGTGCTGATCTACATCCATAGCTGCGGCAGTTAGTGGCGATAAACCCATGTAATCGTCCAAGGGGTTCCACAATTTAAAGTGTTTCACCTCTGCCGCACCACTAACTGGATCGGCAGGATATGTTCTAACGACTTGGTTGTTTATCTTGTATTTATAGGATTTAGGGATAGCGGTTTCGCTTGGCTCTATTTCAATTCTATCAGGCCGCAATATGTAAAGCTCATTAGGAACCCCACTAATATTAGACGTTAGAGCGTAGCTATTACCAGACAATAACAAATAGCTATAGAGGCTTTGGAAGTATTCCACCCCCGCCTGTAATGGGTTTGGCCTTTCAAGCAAAGATATAAGGGGATGTGCATCTAGCTTTATGTCCCCCTGATATACGCAGAATGGGATAGACGCCGCCCCGTTTGCAATTTCATTGACGCAACGAAAAACAATAGCGTTTTCTTTATAGCCCTCTTTTGCAAAGCTCTTGAAGTTGTCGCGCTTGCCTTGGCTATATGTTGGCCCACTTATGTGGACCTGTGGTGCTTCCTTTGTCGAAACGCTTGGGGACAAGAACGCCGCAAACCTCTGTCTTAGTGTTGCCATTAGCTTACTCTCCAAACTGCTTGACCAGATGATCTTGAGAGTTCCGTAAGCGCCCAAACAAGGGCGTCCAATCGGTCAGGTGACTTGCCAGTAGTGGGAGTGTAACTTGTCATCTGTTCCTCAAGCTCTTTCAATTTTCCAACGTGCTTTACTTTACCCTGTTCATATAAGGCCGCTATAGGCTCCGCCCTAACTATCTTACCACGCGAAGCCCTCACCGCAGTATATGGTGCAGACCTATCAATAGTTCTTATCACTTTTTCGACTAGATCGCCACCATTGTTTACCTCTGCAATGATCCTGTCTCCCTCGTATTCGTCCAAAAGAGCGCAAGCTTTTCTCGCCCAAGCGTCAGGACTTCCCCGCATTGTCGCGTCCGACCTTACATAATAATGCCCATCCTCTCCAAGGCTCGCCACGATTATACCTGTTTCGTCGCTTTCAGAATGACTGGTAACAGCGGGATCAATCGCCACAACGGTTCTTACATATTGCGGCTGCTCCTCTAAGCTGCACTTGGTCCCCTCTAGCATTGAATAGGTCCACAACGCCCCCTCTAGATCATCAAGCACCTCTGCATAAAGCTCCTGACGCCCTAGTCTTGTCCCCTCGTACTTCTCTTTTAACTGAGCGATAGCGGCGGGCGCTAGGTTTTCTGCGTTCTCAAATGTACTGCCCCGAGTAACTACTACCCCGCCCTTGCGCTTGATCAATCCCCTAATGATCGGCGTAGGCTTTGGCGTTGTTGTAATAACGCACTGCGGATTTTCCCCTAGCCGCAAGCCAAACATCAGCTGGTCAAAGGTATCGGGGTACTGCCATGCAGCTATCTCATCGCACCAAGCGCGGTGGAATTGCGGGCCGCGTAATCTATCAGGCTCCGTTGCAGAGAACCCCATGATCTTAGAGCCATTGTATAGATTTATCTCTGACGCGGTGGCGTTATAGCCTCGACCAGTGCCGCCCATTAAACATTCACGGGGTAGGAATTTAAGGATACCAGAAACGCCGCCGAATGCAGTCCTTCGAATATCTCCAAAGGTAGGGGTGACAACCGCAACCTGAACCTCTGGGTTCCTTAAGGCGTAGAATATAACGTCCATTGCCCCCGTGCGCGTCTTTCCCCATCCGCGCCCCGCAAGAATAAGCCAGACTTGCCAGTCCCCATAAATCTCTTTTGGCGGGGTATATTGGCTATCTCGCGCCGTCTTTAACCACTCATTGTATAGTATGCCTGTAGCGTGATGACCTTGCCGTGGCAAGTTCGTCAAGTTGCTCCATAACTTCTCGGAAGGCTTCGGGGTTGCTAACATCTGCACTTACCTTGCTTATCTCTTGGGCCTGACCTAACGCAAGCTTTCCAACCTTTTGCGCGTTTATCGTAATAACAGAAAGCTCTCTAAGCTCATCCGTTCTTAGCTCAAAGTTTACCTGTTCGCTAAATGCGTCCTGTAGCGTTTGCCCGACCTTGGAGAGCATGGCCTGTGCAAGTTGCAACGCGGTATCATCTAAACGCTTTCCGCTCTCTACAAGCCGATTTAGCCGCTCTGCGTCGAGCTTTTGCATTATCTCCGTTTGACGGCGGTTCTTTTCTTTCTGCCAGCTTCCCTTGTCGGCCTTTCGCCTTAGTGTGGCAATCGCAACGTCATGACGGCGTTGCAGTGCTTCGATAGTTGGATAACGGCGCTCCCCGCCTTCGTCCACATAACCAAAGACAAACTCATCGCGCATCTTTACTTCAAGCTCTGGTGTGATTTTCTTAGGCATTTCGCTATCAATCTCTATCAGTTTCTTTCAGTTCATCCTCGTACTTTTTTTTGAGCATCACCTGATTGCGTGTTACCCAAGACTTACTATATTCGGCATCCTCGAAAAGCTTAGAGAACCCTGTAACGTGCTTTAATCTTAGCAGTTCATCCGCCGCCATACCTAGATGATTGCAGATGTCTTGATCCAACCAGCCGTTGTCTAACATCTTAAATACCATATTTGACATGCCATTTACAGAGTGTGATCCCCTAGCCCTATTATGTCGAACCGTTGCGGCCATTCTCTCGTTCATGTCTTTCTGCAATACGACCACGGGCAAGCGCCCCATATTAGCCGCCCTTATGTCCGCCGCATTCTTGCAAGTAAAATATCTATGGAAACCGTCTATGATTATATATTTGTCGTTTTCCTGATCGTGGATCGTCACAACGGGCTGCGTGTATCCATCGTGTTTGATCGAAGTGTGTAGCAGCTCCATCTCTTTAGAGGCAACAGAGTTCGGGTTGTAGTTGTTGGCTTCCACCTTATCAACGTCCACCCATTCTACTAGATCAACGGGCTGCGCCGCTAACGGGCTTATCTCATGCAGGAAGATCTTAAGCTCATTGAGAAAGTCAATCCTGTCTTGATCGTCAAACAGTCGCAAATCTTCAACGATGGAATGCTTTAGCCTTTCCATTACGTCCGTTGTATCCGCCTTTACGTTCATTTGTATTTATCCTTGATTAGCTTGAGATTTGGGTCTTTCGGATCATCAATCCAGAGCGTTCCCTTTTTCCACTTTCGGTATGCAATGACAGGTGGGCTTTCTTCCCAATTCTTTAACTGCTCATATTCCCAATCGTTCTGTAAGATTGCTTTGATCTGCTTTTTATACATCTCTTCGGGCTTGGCTATTTCGTCGTACAGCATAGCCATCCTATGCCACTTGCGGTGAAACTTTAGCCTGTTGTGCTCAATGCTTATAAGCTTGTCTGTTAGGTAATCTCTATATTCGGGCCAGTCTCGGAACATATAAGGCAGAGAAGCTACGTTCATCATCTCCTCTTTCTTGATATGCTTGGTTGTATGAATGCCCGCGAGCCTGTTTGTGAGCTTGTCCCATGTCTCTGGTTCGATCTCATGCAAGAAAAACAGGTTATGAACCGCCGTTTCATGGTGTAGGTTGGAAACCCTCATGTCCTTTGGCGCTATGCCAAATCTATAAAGCTTGTCGTAAAGGGTGTTATATGTCCACTTATGGCCGCTTATGGCCCTCCAAACATCCGATAGCGACCAGTCATAGATCGGATAGAACGTATAGTGGTCTTTCTTTTTGTTTAGCTGCTTGCCGTAGGTTATGTGCTTGTAGGTTAGATCTGCCGTCATAGCGATAGCGCGTCTGGGGCTTTCTTCTGCCCGTACACCCGCGAGAAAACAGGCGGGTTCGTTGGGGTGCAAGTAATCTAGAACGTGCGTAAAAACGTCTCTGAATCGGTCTGTGCCGAATACATTGTCCTTTATCGCGCAAGGCTCCTTCTCCCTCATCCACTTATCGCCCTCTTTCCAACACATCAGCCAAGGCTCCTTGATTGACGTAGTGTTAAAGAGCTTAAAGGGGCACTGTATCCAAACAGGCTCAATGCGTGGGTCCGCCATAGCCTTACGAAGATAATCAATAGTGCTTTGCCATTCCGCCTCTTGATCCAAGAACACCATCTTAATCGGCAGTCGGTTTTTCTCTTCTGCTACCTTAAGCGCAAGCTGCATTATGATCGTGCTATCCTTACCGCCAGACGATGAAATGACCACGTTCTTAAATTCATCGAACAGCCACCGCATCCGATTGAGCGCCGCTTCGTAAACATCTTCTGGCAGATAGATCTTTTTCACTTAGGATTTCCCGTCATAAAGTCTGTATTCAAGCAGTAGTTCATCAATACCTCGACGGCCTGATTGGGATTTAAAAGGCTGTGGCTGTCAATTGAAGCCGTCACGTTCCAAAGCTCGCCGCTACCAGTAACCACTTGGTGAGGCGAGTGTGTGTCTAGAATGTAGAACGTACCGCGCTTTAGAATAAGCTGGCTCTTATCTATGCCGTGGACATAAGTGGGCGGATCTACCCTAATCTTTAACTGATGCGAATATCTGGGGTATCTAGGATCAACATGCAGTGGCGTTCCGTTCTTGACGGCAAGCCAGTGCGGGTCATGCTCTACAACAGTCTTACCTTTTGCATCCTTCGCCCTACCCCAAGTCTGCAATCGCTTGCCTTTATGGCCCTCTTTGATACCCATGACTGCCCGCAGTTCTTCACTGGTCGGGTAGTGAATCTCTTCGCCTATCTCCAAATGCTTTGTAAACATAACTGGATTTCTGCGTTGATCTGGTCTTAGTTTAATATCCCATTTAACATCCATCTTTAAGCTCCATAAATTCTTCTGCACTATTGACCATATCTAAAAGGGTCCGCCTTGGCTCCCATTTCAAAACTTTTTTTGCTTTAGATATATCAGCGACTAAAAACGCGGGATCTCCGCTCCTACGCTCCGAAAATTTAAAGTCTGTCTTGCAAGCCTTCACAACATCAAAAACAGTGTAGCCTCGACCAGACCCAAGGTTAAAAACGTCGAAGTTCTTTTTGTTATACCTCAAGGCTAACATATGAGCGTCGACTATATCTCGAACATCCACAAAGTCCCTGATGCAGGTTCCGTCACTAGTTGGGTAATCCTTCCCAAATATCCACACGTTACGCCCTGCTCTCTTAGCTTTAAGCGCAAGCGGTATTAGGTGGGTTTCGTGCTTCCTATCCTCTCCGATAAAATTATCAACATCAGCACCCGCAACATTAAAATATCTAAAACAGATTGTTTTCATTCCATTGTGCGGCTCACTCCTTGAGTTAAGCTCTAAAGCTTGCTCCGCCATATACTTGCTCAACCCGTAAGGGTTTTGAGGTCTGCAAATATCCGCCTCGTTTAATAGGTCT